CCTAGGTATCAAGGATAGCGATTATAGCGACTTTGTTATTGACCAAGATTAACCTACAATTTACTTATCGGCAGATTTCTGGCGGCCAATGCGTATCTCGCGTTAGGCCCGTTTTACCACCGAGGGGTCGCGCTATTACGCCATTTTTTACCTCAACTGCCAAAAAACTGCGCCATATCAGCGTTTTCGCGCGTTTCTAGGCCCCCTACCCTGCCCATACCCTCCCCCCCACCCGCCCGCATCAACGCGGGGGAAATAGCCCATTCGCAAATATATGGTATAATTTTAGTAGTGGATAAGATAAGATTAGCGTTAAAACCATATTTCACTAAAATATTGTCTGAGGTATTGACTGATAGACCGATTAGTGAGGAAGACTACCGAGAGTTTGGTGATTATGTGATGGATTGGTTGCGTCCTAGGATGCCGTTGGACGAGTTGGGTTGTCGTATTTTCTGTTTGTATGTGGGCGGCGAGTCGGCGGAGTCGTTGTCGAGTCGTTTTAAGGTAGATGCTAGTGATATTTTAAGGAAGATTGGCATTAAGCGTGAGGAATTCCGTGAGCATTTATTGGCTGAGGCGAAGCGTTTATTAGTTGGTGGTGTTAAGGTACGTGATTTTTTAGAGCCAATAGTGAAGCGATTGGGTCGTCAAGCGTATCATCAGATAGGCGAGTTGAATGGTAAGGAGTCATTGCGTTATTTGACAGATTTAGGCAAGTTATTGGGTCAAATGAGTGGAGAGTTAGTAGAGCGTAAGGAGGTGCAGGTGAATACGATAGAGAGTTACAGTCGTTTATTGACTTTCAAACCAACTGAGCATGAGGAGTTTAGGGGTATTATAGTGGAGCCGATAGTGGAGCGTAGATTGCTTGAATGAGAACGAGTGTTTAGTCAGATTCGCGTTATGGCGTGATTCATTTTGGGATTGGTATTGTGATTGTGTGTATACCAGGGACGAAGGGGATTTAGCGGCTCCTATCAAGCGTGCTCCTCAGTATCGTTATTTGAGGGAGTTGTATGACTGTATTGAGAAGAACAAGACGGTAGTGGTAGAAAAGAGTCGTCAGATGTTTGTGACTCACTTTATGAGTGCTTATTACCTATGGTTGTTGTTGTTCAAGCCTGCGATCCGTTGTGGTATTATGAGTCAGAATGAGGAGCAGGTAGTGGATTTGCTTGCGACTCGTATCGCACCGATTTACGAGGCGTTACCGGAGGGTTATCCGTGGCCTGAGTTAGATGTTAAGCGGTTGTTGATTAAGAATGTGCTGACTGGTGGTTTGATTGAGGGTCATACGAGTGGTGCGAATCGGACGAGGGGTAAGACGTATTCGATTGTATGGTTGGATGAGTTTGGTTTTCAGGAGAACCAGGAGGATACGCTTCGTGCTGCTATCCCTGCAACTGGTGGTAAGGATGCGAAGTTGGTCATTGTTAGTACCCCTGCTCCGGATACGTTGTATGAGGAGATAGTGGTTAAGGAGCGTGATTATGGCTTTAGTCCAGTGGTGCGTATGCAGGGTTTTACTGAGTATCGTACTACTCGGGGTTATTGTGTAGCGAGTTTGCATCATACGGCAGACCCTAACTGTAGGAGTGATGAGTGGCGTGCTGAGAAGATACGTGAGATTGGGCAGCGTGCTTTTGATGTAGAGCATGACTTGAAGTGGGTGTTACCGGTTGGCAAGGCGGTGTTTGGGGATTTTAGTCGTAGGTTGTACTGTGATGCTTATGACCGTTTTGGAGTTTTGAGTCGTTTGCCGTTGCATATTGGGGTGGACTTTGGAGGTCACTTTCCTGCTGCGGTTATCATGCAGAAGGACGGATTGGGGCGTTGTGTGGTGCATCGTGCGATTATGATCGAGGATGCGGAGTTTTATCACTTTTGTGATGAGTTGAAGGGTGTATTGGAGGAGGACTTTGCGGGGATGGAGTATCATCTGTATTGCGACCCAGCGGGTGCGAGTAAGAACTTGCAGGGGACTGCCCCTCCTGTGCAGTTGTTGATGCAGAAGTACTTTGGGAAGCCAGTGCGTTATCTGTTTAGCAAGCCGGGGGATAGGGTTAGAGCGATGCAGATCTTGATGAGTCGTGTGATAGGCGGTGAGCCTGGTTTGATCTTGAACCCTTCATTGGGTGAGTTTGTTAACAAGGCGGGTGAGTTGCAGGAAGGAGTGATGATCAGGGGCTTTGAGAGTGGTTTGATCTATGAGAAGCCGAGGTTAGCGGGTGGTTATCGCAGTTTGGCTTATAAGAAGGATGGGTTTTACGAGCATCTGTTTGATGCTTTTGGTTATGCGTTTCTCTTTTTGTTTCCTGGTTTTATGCCGCAGAAGGAAGAAGATAAGGGTAGGAAGGTGATAGCTCCGACCAAGCGTTTGTTACGCAGATGATGAGTTGTGCTATACTTAGGTTATGGGAACATATCAATCAGTAGGCGCACCAGAGATTACATTAGCTAACTGTGCTAATGCAGTAGGTGCAACAGCGCAGAGCGTTAACGCGATAAGCGACGACACAACGAAGGTCTTTCTTGGGGTTACGACCAACAAGAAGGTAGCGTTTGTAGGACAAGGTGGAGTTACATACGGATTGAAGCCGCAGTTAGTGTACGAGTATGACTTTGCGACTGACGGTGGTGCTAACGGAACGATTACGCTTCGTGGTACTGGCCCGATTCCAGCGAACTTTGTGGTTACGCAGGGGAATTATTTTGTAAGCACTCAGATAACTGGTGCAGGTACTGTTAGTTTCGGTACTGCGACTGGTACTCCAGCGAACCTTTTAGCAGCAACTGCGATTGGTACAATGGGTACTGCAGGTAGCAAGGCTTTGTTACCGATCCAAGCGACAGTAGGTAGCCATATCAGCGTTACTGCTGAAAGCGCGCCTGTTATGGTTATCGCGGGTGGGCCTTTAACGGCAGGTAGTTTGACATTGGTTTTAGAGGGTTATTTTACAGGCATTGACAATCTTGTATAATGGCAGATCAAGTTACTAGTTTATTAAACGCAGTAAGCCCTAGTACTACCGGTACTTTTTATAGCAGTGCGTTTGATACAAAGGATTACCGTGATTTTTCTTTTATACTGCGTATGCCTAGTACTGGTAATACTGGTGCTGGTAGCGTAGTGTTTTATATAGAAGCTAGTAACGAGAGTACTTTTACAAATGCTTTTAGGATTAGAACTGTAACGCTAACGAGCCCGACAGGGACTCAACAGACGGTGTTTAACACGGTAGCCAATAACACAACTTTGCCTGCTGATACGAATACAACGACTACCTTGCGCCAGCATTGGAATGTCAATGATAAGAATATCGACAGGTATATCAGAGTTAGGTATGTAGTAACGGGTACAGCAGCGGACTATACCAATATTACATTAGATGTATTGGTGAACAGACGTGTTTAAGCAGATAGATTTTAAAGATGAGAAACAATCGGAACTATTGAGCAAGCATCTATTGCAGCTCAAAGCTGATATGTTTGACAGGGTAGACTTTGACTACCGCAGATGGCAGATGGATATGGCATTGAAGCAGGAGTTTATGGACGCTGCTTATGTCAAAGGTGCTTATAACAGTTATAACTTGGATTCTACAACGGTTCAGGAACTGACAGGTTTTGAGAGTGACCCAGCGTTTGATGCTGATGTTTATAGTGATTTGTATCTTCCTTTGTTATTGAAGTATTATAGAGCGTATCTGGTTAACATGAGTAACATCTGTTTTCCTGCTAACGGTGATTGGTTGAATATCACTCGTCAGTTTAGTGAGTATTTTTTTAAGACTGGTATTGAGGATTTCTTACCGTTTATTAATGATGCGTGGGTTGATATTGTTAAGACTGAGAATCAGCGTTTTAACCTGAAAGAGAAGTATAAGATGGCAATGGCGGAGTTGATTGCTTATGGCAATACCTGTGTTGGTCATACTTATAACGGACAGTTGCACTATGTAGAGCCTTTTGTACCAGGGATTGGTTGTGCTGGTATCTATCCAGCTAACAGTGATTGGAAGCGTAGCAATCTAGGTTTTTATTATGATGTTAACTATGGAGAGTTACTAAGCCGTACTGACTTTGACCAATCGATTATCGAGAAGATACAGCCACAGACAGCGCATGTAGATACTGGCTTACAACAAGGTAGAGGTTCTACTAGTAACAAGCAGTTAGAAGAAGTGACTGTTCCGTATGGCAAGGTTCGTTTATATGATTTCTTTTTACCAAGTGTTTATATCAAAGATGGTGAAGATACATTGATTGCTAAGAATGTTTACATAACGGCTGCTATTGATCCAATGGGTGATGACTTGGATAAGGATTTATATCTTTTGAAGGTCACTCCTGATATTAGTCCAGTAGAGCATGGTTTATTGTTCGCGGCGTTTGGTACTACAATGCCTGGGGTGTTTTATCAGCAGGGGCCATTGCAGCCATTTCTGCCGCACCAATATACAGCTAATCAGTTTTTTAGTGAGATTAGTCGCAGTGTTGGAATGATTACCAACCCTCCTTTGACTATGATCCCAGCGGCAGGTTCTATCTTGGATCCAACCGAGACGCCAATGCCTAACTTTGAACCAGGTAGCGTGTATCCTAACGTACAAGTTAGTTCTATTATAGATGGCGGTAGTATCGCTAATAGCTTGAATACCTTTTTGTCGTATATGAGCTTTTTTGACCGTTCTTTAGAAGAAGGAACTGGTATCAGTAAGGGTCAGACAGGAGTTATGAATCAAGGTCGTAAGAGTGCGACTGAGATTAAGGAAGCGTATTCAGGCGGGCAGTTGAACTTAGTAGAAGCTGCAAGTCGTTATGATGAGCAAGTCCCAAGACCTAGTATCGTTTGTAGGATTGCTGCAACTCAGTTGATATTACAAGAGCAAGTTAAGCAAGCGGTTGTTGCTGCGCTAGAAGCTAACCCGAGTCTTGATGAAGCGACTGCTTATGAGGAAGAACTTAAGGCTAACCCATTGTTCCAGCGTTTATTGAACTATTCGGGTATTGAGTATTCGTACCGTAACTTTTATAAGAAGCGCATGGCTGATTTCTTAGATGACCAAGTGATAATCCAAGAGATGGAGTCAATGGGCACTCAGATCATGTCGTTATTAGACTTCGCGGACGCGCCACCATTACCGCCTCCGCAGATTCCACAGATAGAAGATCCAACGACTGGTAGAGCAGTTCCGACTGCAGAGGAAATCAGTCAGATTAGCCAATCGTTTTTACAAGAGCAAATGGCTAAGAAAGAGGAAGCAAGACAACAAGCTAAGGCAATGGAAGTTGAATTGCAGCGTAAGAAGCTAACATTTAAGGATGTAGTACAACCTCCAGAACCAACTCGTAGAGTTTTTTATGAGATGTTGATTGCGCCAATCGGGGATAGTGATGTAGTAGTGACTGGTGCTATGACTACTACTAGTAAGGAACTTGCTAGAGAGAACTTGTTGATGTTATTGCAATCTCTACCAGCGTTCCCACAAGCAACTTTACAGAAGA